GTAAGTTTTGCTTCTACTGTGGGTATTGGTACAACCACCCAAGCATTTGGTTCTGTAATAATTGGAGCAGCAGGAACTGTAACTGGTATTGCTATTACAAGTCCTGGTGTTGGATATACTCACACAAATGTACCTTCAGTGCTTATCAGTCCACCAACTTATGTTGAAGAAGTGAATACAGTTAGCACTTATAGTGGTGATCAGGGAATCATAGTTGGTTTTGGTACTACTACCATTGCTTCCAAGGATCAAATGATCTTTGACTTCTATATTCCTAAGGATTCTTTCTTAAGGATATCTGGTCTTACAGGAACTGCTGTTACAATGAGTGGAATTGGAACTAACGACATATTTGTTGTTACAGGTTCTAATGTGGGTGATGCTACTACTTCGATTACCTCGGTAGATAGTGGTAGTAATACTGTTGGTGTAGGAACATCATTTATAGATAATGTATACTCAGTTGCTAATTTTGAAATAGTTAATACTCCATCTGGTACTAATTCTGCGGGAGTAGGAATAGGAACCACTTATTGTGCTAGAGTATTTGCTACTATAACCAGTGATTTCTCATGGGGAGGAACTGGAATACAATCATCTAATTTCTATGGAACTTATAGTTGGGGAAGAATTGATCTTTCCTCAAGAGCAGGATTAAATTCTTATACTGCTTATACTGAAGGAGGTGTAACAGGAATTACTACTTCTACAATCGTAGAAAGAAATGCTCCTCTTAAATATAAGAACTATAAACAAATTGGAAATTATTAGTACCTATATCATTGATAAATAACTAAAAAAATTCTATAAAAATGGCCGCCATTATAACTGATCAGATTAGAATATTAAATGCAAAGAATTTCGTTGCTGGTGTAACATCCACTGCTAATGCATATTATTCTTTCATTGGATTACCTAATCCTACTGATATACAATCTGATTGGGATAGTGATCCCCCATCTCCAAAAGATAATTTTGAAGAAGAAGATAGTTATTGGGATACAATGGTGGCACTTAAGAAGATTAATTCTTCTGATGTAAGACAAGTTGTTCCTCGTAGAAAATGGTCTTCAGGAACTACTTACGATATGTATCGTAATGATTATAGCAGAACTAATACTGCTGCTGTGTCAGGTGCTACTAATCTATATGCAGCAACATATTTTGTATTGAATACTGATTATAGAGTATATGAATGTCTTCAAAATGGAACTGATCCTGATAATCCTAATGGGAAACCTTCTCTTGATGAACCAACCTTTACTGACTTAGAACCTCGTAGTGCTGGTACTAGTGGAGATGGTTATATTTGGAAATATCTTTATACTATTAAACCTAGTGATATTGTAAAATTTGAATCTACTGATTATATTCCTGTTCCAGCAGATTGGGAAACAAGTAGTGATAATGCTGCTGTAAGGGATAATGCTGTTAATGGTTCTATAAAAATAGTAACTATTAGTAATGCTGGTGTAGGTATTGGTACTGCTGATGCTGTATACACTAAAGTTCCTATTAAAGGAAATGGATCTGCTGCTGAATGCACTGTTACTATCAATTCTTCATCTCAAGTTTCTGATGTTACAGTCTCTACTCAAGGATCTGGATATACTTATGGTAGTGTAGATTTAGTTGCAGGAGGTGTCCCTACTGGAACTACTAGACCAGTCTTAGATGTTGTTATCTCACCTCCAGGAGGACATGGTAAAAACATTTATAGAGAATTAGGTGCTTATAATGTTCTTTTATATTCTAGAATTGAAAATGATAATGAAAATCCTGATTTTATAACAGGTAACCAGATTGCTAGAGTTGGTCTTGTCTGCAATCCCGAAGCATTTGATAGCACATCTTTATTATCTGTAGATAAAGCAACTGCTTGTGGTGCTTTGAGGTTATCAGGTGCTGGTTATAGTAGTGCAACTTTTACAGCAGATGCTTATGTTACTCAAACTATTGCAACAGGAACAACTGCTGCAGGAAGAGTAGTAAGTTATGATCAAACTACAGGCGTTCTTAAGTATTGGCAGGATAAAGCACTTGCTGGATTTAATACAGTAGGAGCTGCAGTTACTGAACCTACATATGGGTTTAAGTTAAATGCATTTACTTCATCTCCAGATACGGGAGGTGCTTTAACTATAGTGCCATCTACTGGTTCTAATTTAGCTATTGATACATCATTTACAGGTGTCTCAACAGTAATAAATAGTAGAACCTATTACTTGGGTCAAGAGTTTACTAATGGAATTGGAAATCCTGAAGCTAAAAAATATTCAGGAAACATCATTTATGTTGATAATCGACCATCCATAACACGATCCTCCACTCAGAAGGAAGATATTAAAATAATCTTGCAGTTCTAAAAAATCATGCCGCAGCTAACGAATTTAAACGTATCACCTTATTTTGACGACTTTGATCCTGCTAATGATTATTATCGGGTATTATTTAAACCTGGATCCCCTGTACAAGCACGGGAATTAACTGGACTGCAATCTATGTTGCAGAACCAAATTGAAAAGTTTGGTCAACATTTTTTTAAAGAGGGTGCTAAAATAATACCAGGTAATACTTCTTATACTCAGAAGTATACCTGTGTACAGTTAAATAATGAATTCCAAGGAGTTCCTGTTGCGGCATATGTAGATCAACTAGTTGGTTCTACAATTACAGGACAAACATCAGGGGTAACTGCAAATGTAGATAAAGTATTATCTTCAGGAGATTCTGAAAATGGTAATTTAACATTATATGTAAATTATATTGGATCTAGCACTACAAATAATTCAACATCAACTTTTGCAGATTCTGAAAATTTAACAAGTGATATTACAATTTCTTCTGGACTTTTAGGAAATAATACTATATCTATTGGAAGTCCTTTTGCAACAACAGTAGCAAATGGTGCAGCTGCAACTGGATCTGCTTTTCATGTAGAAAATGGAGTTTATTTTGTTCGTGGACAATTTGTTAGTGTTGAGCAAGAAACTCTTATTCTAGATCAGTATGGATCTGATCCTAGTTATAAAATTGGATTTAATATTTTAGAAGAAATAGTTACTGCTGATTTAGATGAGACTTTAAATGATAATTCTCAAGGGTTTAATAACTATTCTGCTCCTGGTGCTGATAGATTAAGAATAACTTTAAATTTATTTAAAAAAGCATTAGATGATAATCAAGATGATGCTTTTGTTAATTTAGCACAGATTGAAGATGGTGTTTTAAGGTCTAAAAAAGGTTCAACTGAATATAATACATTTGCAGATGAACTTGCTCGTAGAACTTATGAAGAATCTGGAGATTATTATGTAACTCCATTTGATGTTGCAGTTGTCAATTCTTTAAATGATAATGTTGGTAATAATGGGATATTTCAATCTGGACAATTTACTTATGGTGGGGAAACTGCTTCTGAAGATTTAGCATTATATCGTTTTTCTAGAGGAAAAGCATATGTTAGGGGATATGAAATTGAAACTATTTCTCCAACATTTTTAGATGCAAAGAAACCAAGAACTACTGCTACTTTAACAGATCAAGCACTTGAATATAAAACTGGACCTGCTCTAAAATTAAATAGAGTTTATGGATCTCCTACTATTGGTATCGGTAATACTTATGTGGTAAGTTTAAGAGATCAAAGAACGAATACTACTCAACCTGGATCTGCTAATTTACCAGGAAAAGAAGTAGGACAAGCACGAGTATATGATATAGCGTTAGAAACTGGTTCTTATAGTACAAGTAATGCAAACTTAAATGAGTGGGATATATCACTTTACGATATTCAAACAATAACTGATCTTACTATCAATCAAGCTCCTGGACCTACAGATGGTAATAGTGGTACATTTGTGGCTGGAACATTTGTTGAAGGGAATAATAGTGGTGCTACTGGATTTTTAAGATATGCAGTGTCAGCAGGTGTTGCTTTAACCCTTACTGAAACTTCAGGTAATTTTGTTAAGAATGAATCTCTTACTTTTAATGGAATTACTAATGGAAGAGTTGCTATAGCAGTAACAGAATATGGAGTTTCTAATATCAAATCATTATGGGGAAGCAATAATGGCGTTGTTGGTATTAATACTTTCTGTGCTGATGTAATTCAAACTGCTAAATTTAATGTAGGTGTTGCTACTATTTCTCCTGCTTCTGGTGCTGGTACTATTAGTACGATTAGAAGCACTAATCAATTATTTCCAGGAACTGGTGAATTAGTAAGAATTAACGATTTAGTTCAGTTTAGTGATATTGCTTCTGCTGATAGAGATCCTATCATGGCAAGAGTTACTAGCGTTGGCACTGATACAATTACTGTTGCTGGAGTTGCTACTGTTTCTGGTGTAGTTAATGGAGCATTACCTACAAGTGCTCTTGACGTATCTGATTTAAAAATTGTATCTACTGATTTTGAATCAGGAGATGATACTACTCTTTATACAGAACTCCCTAAGCATGATGTTTCTAATGTTGATTTAACTGATGCTTCTATTTCAATAAGAAAAGTCTATGATAGCCAAACTATTGCTAATAGTAGAATAGCAAATACTTTAAGTGCTGGAGAGAATGAAACTTTCCTTCCATTTGATCCCGAAAGATATGCAGTTTTTAGGTCTGATGGTACTACTGAAGAATTAACTGCAGATAGATTAGTCTTTGGATCTGGAATGACTACTCTTGATATTCTTAATTTGAGTACAGCGACTGATAGTGGAAATGTATCTGTTGTAACTACTTTAAAGAAATTAAAACCAATTGCAAAAGTTAAAATTAAGAAGAGAGTTAATTCAATAATCGTAGATAAATCTAAATTAGAAGGATCGGGTATTGGAAGTACTTCTCTTAACAATGGTTTAACTTATGGTAACTATCCATATGGAACGAGGGTTGAAGATAAAACTATATCATTAAATGTTCCTGATATTATTAAGATGCATGGCATATATGAGACTACTAGTGTTTCAGGAACTCCTTCTGCTCCTTCGATGGATCTTACTTCTATCAATAGTTCCTCTACAACAACTACAGAATTAATTATAGGTGAGCAATTAATAGGACAAACTTCTAATGCTATTGCTATAGTTGCAGAAAAGACTGATTCTGATACTATTGCTTACGTTTATTCAAATAGTGATATTTTTGTAGAAGGTGAAACTGTAATATTCCAAGAATCTAATGTTCAGGCAGTTATTTCTACTTTAAGTGCGTCGAGTACTGATATTTCTAATGGTTATACGTTTGATAATGGTCAAGAAAATACTTTCTATAATTATGGGTCTATAATTAGAAAACCAGACTTTGATGCTCCTGATAAATCCATAAAGGTTTACTTTGAAAGTGCTTATTATGATTCTACTGATACGGGAGATATTACTACGGTAGATTCTTATAAAAATTTCAATTATTCAACTGAAATTCAAGAAGTTAATGGATTAGCTAACTCTGATATGATTGATATTAGACCTAGAGTTGCTGATTATACAGTAAGTGAAGGTTCTAATTCTCCATTAACATTTGCAGGAAGAACATTTACACAGGCAGGTCAAACTGCAACTAATATTCTTGCATCAGATGAATCTATTGTTATAGATTTTTCTTACTATCTTGGAAGAATTGATAGAGTTTTCTTAACTAAAGATGGTAAGTTCCAAGTCATTTATGGAACTCCTGCAGAAGATCCTCAAATGCCAGGTGTAGTTGATGAAGCTTTGGAAGTTGCTCAAATAACACTTCCTGCTTACTTATATGATGTGGATCAGGCTTCGGTTAATTTCTTAGATTATAAGAGATATACGATGTCTGATATCAATAAACTTGAGAATAGAATTAGAAATTTAGAGTTCTATACAAGTTTATCTTTATTAGAGACTAATACTGCTAATTTCTTTGTTCCAGATTCTGATGGATTGAATAGATTTAAATCAGGTTTCTTTGTAGATAATTTTGAGACCTTTAGTGCTCAAGATACTAAATTTAAAGTTAATAATAGTATTAATCCTAAAAAGAATGAATTGAGACCAAGACATTATACTAACTCAGTAGATGTGCAGTTTGGTCCTGTTGTCAATACAGATGCTACAGCAGATTTAGATTTTAATACTATTACTGGTATTAATATAAGAAGACATAAAGATCTTATTACTCTTGATTATTCTGAACAAGAGTATATAAAACAACCTTTTGGATCTAGAACAGAATCTGTTACTCCTTTCATTGTTGCTTATTGGATGGGAGTTCTAGAACTAACTCCAGAATCAGATACTTGGGTTAATACTGTAAGATTAGATCCTCGTGTTGTTACCAGAGAAGGTGATTTTGCATCCACAATGGCATCTATGGTTGCTAATGATGGATTTGATGCCCAAACAGGATTAGGACCACAAATATGGGGTTCTTGGTCAGATTTCTGGACAGGCACTCGTAATAGAACTGATCGTGGTGTAGGGGGACGGAGACATACACACCGTACTAGAACAACAGGAAATTGGAGACAAACTGAACGTGTTTTCCAAACACAAGTAGCAGTTGAAGAGACTGTTAGAAGCAGCCGTTCTGGTACTCAACAAAGAATTATTGAAGATTTCAGTCAAAGGGAGTCTCAAGGTGATAGAGTTATTAGTAGAGATCTCATTCCATTTATGAGATCCCGTAATATCCAGATTGTTGGAAAACAAAACAAACCAAATACTCGTTTATATGGATATTTTGATGGTGTAGATGTAACTAAGTTTGTTACTCCTAAGTTACTTCAAATAAGTATGACATCTGGTACTTTCCAAGTAGGGGAAAGAGTGACAGCTACTGTAAATGGTGCAGGAAGAGATACATGGTTTACTTCTGGAGGATCAACCCCAGTAATGTATTTCAGGGTTGCTCAATCTAATCATAAAGAAGGTCCATATAATGCTCCAACTAAAACTTATAGTGCAAGTCCATATAATGACAGTGAAACTGTTCCTATAACTTATTCTGCTACTTCTACGTTAATAAATTTAGATACTGCTTCATTATCCAGTCAAGTTGAAACTGGTGGATATCATGGATTTGTTGAACCTAATATGGTTCTTGTAGGAGAAAGTAGTGGTGCTGAAGCTACTATTACTGATGTAAGACTCGTTAGTGATATAACTGGTTTCTTTGGAGGATCTTTATATATACCAGATCCTAATGTTCTATCTTTCCCTAAATTTACTGCAGGTACTAAACAATTTAAGTTAACAAGTGATCCAGATAATACTCCAAGTTTGGAAGCTACTTCTGTTGCACTTGATAATTTCTCATCTCAAGGATTCCTTGAGACTATTCAGGAAACTATTGTAGCGACCAGAAATGCACGGGTTATAACTGATACTATAAGTGATACACGAGAATCTAGTAGAGTTAGTGGCACAGCATGGGTTAATACTGGAGAGATACAGGTAACCTCTAGATGGCAATGGAGAAATAATGGAGATCCTCTTGCACAATCATTTGAAGTTGAAGATAGAGATGGTGTTTTTGTAACTAAATTGGATGTTTTCTTTGCTACCAAGGATGATAAAGATCTTCCTGTTATTTTAAGTATTAGATCAGTTTCTAATGGTGTTCCTACTCAGAAAATTGTTCCATTAAGTGAAGTGGTGTTAGATCCCAGTGAAGTTAATCTTTCTAATGATGGTTCTGTAGCTACTACTTTTGAATTCCAAGCTCCTGTATATTTGGAGGGTGGAAATGAATATGCTTTAGTACTTCTTTCCAATTCTGCAAAATATAGTGTTTTTATTTCAAGGGTTGGTGAAAATGATTTAATAGATAATACTTATATTGCTAACCAACCAACATTAGGAACACTCTATAAATCTCAAAATGCTTCTACATGGGATCCTAGTCAGTGGGAAGATCTTAAGTATACTCTTTATAGAGCAGATTTTGTTGAATCTGGTACATTAGAACTTTACAGTCCAGAATTAACCGAAAGTAATAATCAAATTCCTGTTTTACAATCTAATCCATTATCTTTAACTTCTAGAAGTTTAAGAGTTGGTTTAGGAACTACGTTAAGTGATTCTGGATTTGCTATTGGTAATGAGTTCTATCAACTAGGAACTAATGCTAGTGGTAGTTTGGCAGGAGTTGCTGGAACTGCTACTGGTGCGTTAAGTATAATCAATGCTGGTATTGGATACACTCCCATATCAGGTGGATATACTTTTGGTGGGGTTGTACTTGATACAATTACTGGTCATGGTAGAGGTGCAACTGCAGATATATCTGTTTCTAATGGAGTAGCAGTAGCAGCAACCGTTAGTGGAATAGGAACAGGATATCAGGTTGGTGATATATTAGGTATTACAACTGTTGGATTAAATTCCATTGGAAGAAATGCTCGTTTTTCCGTGGTTTCTATTGGACAAACAACTGAACTTATTTTGGAAAATGTCCAAGGAAACTTTACCGTTGGAGCTGCTAATACATTATTCTATTATACAAGTGCAGGTGTTTCTACTGAATTAAACTTTAGTCGAGGTGGTAATGTTCAAGTTGGATCGGTTAATCTTATAAATGATGGTTTGCATATTAAAGTAAATCATAAGAATCATGGAATGTATTTTACGAAGAATAATGTACAAATTTCTGATGTTTCATCTGATATCAAACCAACCAAATTAAATGTAGCATATAATAAAGGTAATACTGGATCTATCTCTGTAGAAGATATTACTAACTTCTCTACTTTTGAAAATGTTGGTGTAGGAACCACTAATTATGGTTACCTTAAAGTTGGTGATGAGATCATGTCTTATACTTCTACTAGTGGTAATTTAATTGGGATTAGTAGTAGAGGAATTGATAATACTAGTAAGTTAAGTAAAAACTATCCTGTAGGAACTCCTGTTTCTAAGTATGAACTTGGTGGTGTAAACTTACTACGTATTAATAAGACACATGGATTATCTACCACTACTGCTGCATATCCTAATGCAACAACATTAGATGTTTCAGATGCCATTACTTTTGATTCTTATAATATTAAGTTGGATATGTCTAAAAATGGTACTTCTAGAAATACTGATGTTGGGAATCCTGCACTATACTTGGGTGCTACCAAATCCGCAGGTGGACAATCAGTGAGAGCCACTCAAAACATGCCTTTTGAAGTTATTAGTCCTATGGTTCAAAATTTAACAGTTCCTGGTACAGTATTAACTGCAGAAGTAGTTACTGTTACTTCTAAGAGTATAGATGGTAATGAAATACCCTATATTCAAACTGATGCAGAAGATATAATTTTGAATACTACCAATTATCTTGATAGTCCTCGTATGATAGGATCCAAGATTAATGAAGATACATTCTTGACTAATATTGAAGGTAATAAATCCATGAATATGACTTTATTCCTTAACACCACTAATACAATGGTAAGTCCCGTAATTGATGGTCAAAGAAAAAATGTTATATTAACTTCTAATAGAGTTAATAATGCAATTTCAAATTATGCTACTGATAATAGAATCAATACTGTAAAGACTGATCCTACTGCTTGTCAGTATATTTCTAGAGAAATGATTCTAGAAAATAATTCTACTTCATTAAAGGTCATGTTATCAGCTCATATTAATGTTGATGCCGATATAAGGGTATTATATTCTATTAATAATAAGCAAGGAGTGGATCCAATCTTTACTCCATTCCCAGGATATAGTAATTTAAATTATAAGGGAGAAGTTATTTCTGCAGCAGATAATAATGGACTTCCTGATAAGATAGTTACTAAATCTAATAGTACTGGATTTGAAAGCGAATCATTAGAATACAGTGAATATACATTTACTGCTGAAGATTTACCATCCTTTAAGTCTTATAGAATTAAGATTCTTTTGACTTCTAAAAATCAAGTTTATGTTCCTAGAGTCAGAGACTTGAGAGTGATGGCATTAGCATAATGGAATATCATGGAGTTACTGGACATGCTGATCTATTAAGAGATGCTAAATCCAAATCTATAGTTAATGTGAATCATTCAGATTATCAAAAATACGTTGCAAGACGTGATGCTAAAAAAAGAGAATCTGAAAAAACTCATAATATTGAAGAAGATCTTGCTAATTTAAAAAGTGAAATGAATGAGATAAAATCTTTACTCAAGGAGTTAGTTTCC